GTGGTGGCGGAGCTGGCGCAGGTATCTCCACTGTCGGTAACTTGATCAAGATGTTGCAGTTAACCGCCTCTGGCAAACCGACATCCATCAACGCCAAGAAGATGATGTCGGAATTGTTCAATATTGGCGCCGACGGAAAAATCTATCGTCTTCTTGATACTGAATCAGGCGAAGTTGCTACTCAGGGCGGTATTACTTTTACTCAAGCAATGAGCGACTTTCAAAATATCGCTCAACAGACGATTGAGGTTCTTAACGGGGCTGATAAAGAAATCGCCAAAGCTGGTTTCCAAGACAAGCAGGGTATGTGGGACAACCCTGTTAAGACAATGGGCGCCATGCGTGACGCATTTTTGCGTGGCACATATCTTGATAGAAACGGCAAATTCGACGAGAAGAAAGCCCGCAGATTTTATCGAGATGATCAGATTGACGCTAAGAATGGTCGTTTAAAGAACGTCACCACGCTTGATGAACAGAAAGCAATTACTTCTTTAATCGCTCAGATGGGCTTCCAGCACCGTACCACTACGGCTATGGCAACTTTTATGAACCCGTTCTTCTTGAAGCGTTCTCAATACACGATTGACTCTTCTAAACGCCAAATGAATCCTATGGAATGGCTCGAAGAGCAGTATGCGAAGGGAAATTGGGGCGTCGCTTCTCAAGAATTCACAGTTGCAATGACCCGTTTAGGCGAGTCAATGAAGCCGTTGGTTGCTGAATTTGCCGACATCACAAGATCGGTTTCTAAATTCATTACTGCCATTGCTGAATTTAATGAAAATCATCCCATGCTTGCCATGATGAACGGCTTGCTTGTCACAATCACAGGTATGGTTCCAGCTCTTGGTTTAGCGGCTTTGGGCTTTAAGAGATTGCATGAGGCGGCAGTTGCTGACTTGCAGTTAAAGGGCGTCATGAAAAGACCGTCTGAAATGGATGGTGTTATTCCAAGTTCATACACAATGGCTCATGCTAAGAGTCCGAATAAGCCGTTAATACCCACTCCGCTGAATAGCAAGTTGTTCCCTGTAGGCTATTTTGATAAGGCTTATCAGCCAGTCAGCGGTTTTTGCGACAAGATTACAACCAAATTCACGAAGACATTTGTTTCTGTTGGAAGCATTGTCGGCAAAATTGGCGGGTTGTTCTTAAAGATGTTGCCTGTCGTCGGCACAGCTTTCTTAGCCTTTGACCTTGCTTCGATTGTTGCGGGTTGGTTCTATGACATCAACATTACTGTTGATGGAGAAACTAAAAAGCTCGGAGACATCATTGAAGAAAGATTAAAAGAGCTTAAAGATAAGCTCGGTATGGGCAAAGCTCAAATTCTGTCTGAAGCTCAGAAGCCTTATGTGCAGATGGTTCAGACCCAGAACAACAATGCTCAACTTTTGCAGGGCGCAAAAGCAGTTTTGCAAACTCTTAAATCCGAGGGCTATCAGGGTCAATATAGCGACGATATTGTTGATGAATTTGGAAATCAGCATTCTGGTATGGGCGTTTTGAGTCAGTTAAAGGCTCAAGGTTTGCTTAACGAAAACGCTTTTACTAAAGAAGGTTTGTTCAATGTCGATACTCTGTCTTTGACTCAGGCTATCGAACAGTTAACAAAAACTGTCGAAACAAACAATAAAACGCTTGCTATTGCTCAGGGCAAGACGGGCAAAGGAATTCGCACAGACGAACAAGGAAGAGCATTACCTGATCAGTCGGTAGCTTCTAAAGCGAACGATAAGATTGCTGAAATGATGTCTGTTTACCAAAAAATCTATGAACAGGCATTAGCAAAATTACAGAAAGCTGATTTTGAGACTGACTTCTTCGGCTATAAGTCCAAAGATGGAAATCGTCGCAAATACAAAGTTGACAACATTCTTGAGCATAAGTACCAAGTACAGCACTATGAAGCATTAAACAAAGAAGACGAAGCCCGCAAAGAAGCAGAATTAAAACGCATTGATGACGTTCTTGAAAAGATTTATGCGCCTGAAAAACTAGCTTTCCAATCTCTTAGCAAAGAGATTAAAGGCAGTGAAGAAGCAATTGCGAAATTCGGCAAGATGCTCGAAGCCCTTGTAGCTAAACAGTTTAAAGCTCAAGGACAATCTGAAATTGCATCCAGCGCTAACGGGGTTGCAAATTATTCATTTGGTCTTGCCGAAGGTGGTGCTTCTGGCGATGTTTCGAGTGTGATGAAGAGCGTCGAAGAAGGGACTTTAAATAAAGCAAAAGTTGTTTCTAAAGACGGTAAAAAGTTTCTTAATGCGATTGACCCGACTAGTTCTGCTGGTAACGGAAAGCCTAAAAATGGAACGGGGACAACTCCTTCTTATTACGTTCCTCAAAACGTTAAATTCGTTAATTCTCTTCAGGCGACTATTGATGAAAATCAAGCTGACCTTGCTTCTATGCTTGCAGGACAAGGCAAGAAGGGCATGGAATATGCGAAAGCCTTTGTTCTCGCTAAGTTGCTGAACGGCGGTCTGTCTTTAAGCAACAAAAATCCGCAAGACTCTCCTTATTTGAAAAAGAAAGGTGATCTTTCAGCAGATAATGTTGATTGGAATAAAAAAGACCCTGTGACTAAAAAGACATTGATCGAACTTGCCGAAATGAAGCGTTTGGCGGAACAAAGCAAGTTAATGAATCAAGCAATTACAAAGATTGCTACAGAAACAGCTCAGGCAGAAGAGAACTATGAAAATGCCGCTTTTATTTTTGAAAACGGCGGTACTGAAAAGTTACCTTCTGCTGTAACAAGTTTCGATAGAGCGGTTGCCAAAGCCCTTACTCAAATCGACAAGTCTTCCAAGCAATTTGAACAACTCAAAGCCTTTTCGCTTTTAGGCCAGTTAAGCGTCGGTTCTTCTGCAATGCTTCAAAAAGCAGTAGAAAATAGAAAAGCTACGCTTGAAATGCGAAAAGAGAGGGAAGGTTACGGTCTGAACTCTACGCAAGCTAGCAAAGTTGTCTTTGATAGAGAGTGGGAAGAAAATCGAGCAAATATGAATGCCGAGATTCTTCGTCAAAGAGACATCATCAAGGCAACCGAAGCCAACAAGACTCTTAATGCAGAAGCGAAGAAGCAAGAGATTGACAAAGCTAACAAGGCCATTCTTGATCTCGAAAATTCTTTCAATGATCGTTATGCAGAGGCTCAAGAAAAGTGGCTTAGAGATAATGCCACAGCGGGTCAGCAGTTAGTTCTTCAATGGACTGATCTTTCTAAAGCATTAGATGATCTTCAGTCTGAGATGATGAACGGGTTCATCGATATGACTGAGCAGATGCTTGACGGAAATCTTGATTCTTGGCGTGATTATGCGTACAACTTACTAAGACTGATTAGAAGACAGATTCTTCAGGGCACTTTTGCTCCGTTGCTTTCTCAAATTACAGGCATGATGAATCAAGGAATCGCAGGATTCTTTGGCAATGATGTCGAAGCAATGAGACAGAAAGCGGGTTATTATCAAGCGGGCAATATCGCAAATGCAATGCTCGGTAACGGGTTTTATAGCAACTTTGTTGCGGGCAACTACTTCAGAACGCCACAAGTTAATCCTTACGACGCTTATTACAGCCCGTATTACACGCACGATTATTCTTCCGCATTGATGTCAGATGATACGGGCGCACAAATTGGTTATACGGGTTCAATTAACGACGGTACAGCGGTATTCGCATCGAGCAACGCTCAAACCTCTTGGTGGAACAGCTTCACAACATCTTTCTCTGATGGCATCGGTGGTCTTTGGAACTCTACAAAGAACTTCTTCGGAAACTTCGGGGACAACATGGGCAAACTTTCCGACGGCTTCTTGGAGTTTTGCGGTAGTCCGATTGAAAGTTTGAAGAATGCCTTTTCTTCTGCTTCTACTGCTATCGGGCAATTCATCATGTCGCTTTCTAGCGGTTCTTCTGGAAGCGGAGTGGGTGGAATTATTAGCAGTGTTGTCGGCGCTGTAGTTGGTGGCGTCGGAGCATCGACAGGCGGTAGTTTTGGTTTAAGTGGAGCTGGTTTTGACGCTTCGGCCGCAAGTAATGCTAATTACTTTGCAGAAGCGGGGAAAGCCGCTTTTAGCGGTTCTGCTTGGACAAGGTTTGCGAAAGGCGGAGTAATGACATCGAACGGAGAGCTTGATCTTCGTAAGTATGCCAGTGGTGGTATTGCGAACTCTCCTCAGCTTGCTTTATTTGGCGAAGGTTCAATGCCTGAAGCCTATGTTCCTCTGCCTGACGGACGTTCGATTCCTGTTTCATTCAGAGGTAACGGAACAGGTGAGTCTGTTGGGGGGAACAATATCAGCATTGTTATCAATGTAAGCAATACAAACAACGGTTCTGCCGAAACCCAAACTGCCGACGCAACTCAAGCAGGCAAAGATTCTACTGACATGGCAAAGCTCGCCAACCGAATCAAGACACTCGTTAGACAAGAAATTATTACGCAGTCTCGTCCTGGCGGACTTCTTGCGGGAGCATAAATGGAATATCCGAAATTTACTTGGAGCCCTGACTTGGGGGCTACTTGTGAGGAGCAGCCATTCGTAAACGTCACCAAATTCGGTGACGGTTACGAAACTCGTGTGGGTTATTTAATCAACACAACTCCTCGAAACTGGTCTGTAACTTTTACAACAAACTTAGAAACGCACGCTTCAATCAAAAAGTTTTTGAGAGAGCGGGGCGCTTCTGAAACTTTTGAATGGAAGACGCCCGAAGGAGAAACCCTTCATTTTGTTTGTCGGTCTTGGACTGGCAAGCAAACAAGTTTCGGCGTGTTTGAGCTGTCTGCAAAATTTGAACAGGTATTTGAATAATGACGATTCAAACAGAACAACAGACTTTAGCTCCCACAGCTTTAATTGAGATGTACGAGCTGACATTGCCGAATGCCGAAGCAAACGAAGAACCTTTCCGTTTTCATTGTGGCACATCTGGTTTTAGCACGAACATAAAATGGAAAGGTAAAGAATATACAGCTCTTCCTATCGAAACCGAAGGCTTTGACATTAACACGCAAGGCAGTCTCCCCAAGCCCAAACTAAGAGTCGCTAATGTCAACGGTATTTTCTCCGCTTTGCTTAGAGAGTGTGACGATCTTATTGGCGCTAAGTTGGTTAGACGAAGAACATTCGCTCGATACCTTGATGCTGATAATTTTCCTAATGGGAATGATTCGGCAGACCCTACTCAAGAGTTTCCCGCTGATATTTGGTTTGTTGACAAAAAGACAACTGAGACTCGGTATTTGATTGAATGGGAATTAGCCAGCGCTTATGACCTTCAAGGCGTGAAACTTCCGAGAAGACAAATTATTCAAAACTCTTGTCAGTGGCGGTACAGAGACGGTAATTGTAATTATCAAGGCGCCTTTTATGACAAGAACAACAAACTTACAACCAACGCAAAAGAAGATACGTGTCCTAAGACTTTAAAAGCGTGTGAAGTGCGTTGGTATTCCTACGGCGGTCAAGGGTGCATTCTGCCCTTCGGCGGTTTTCCTGGAGCAACGAGAAGCTAAATGAAAGTAACTAAAGAACTTTTTAATTTGATGAAAGAAGCGGGAATTAGAAACTTTCCCAAAGAATCTTGCGGTTTGATCTACAAAAGAGGCAAGAAAGGCGTTCCAGTTGAATGTAAAAACATCTCTAGCGAACCCGAACATAACTTCTTGATCTCTGCTTCCGAGTACGCCGAAGTGCTCTGCAAAGGAGAAATCATCGGAGCATGGCATACGCACTGCAACACCGACGCAAAACCGAGCGACGCAGACAAACAAGGATGCGAAAACACTGAGATGACTTGGTTCATCGGAGAGGTGCATAAGAATGAAAAAGGTGAAATTTATTTTGGCGAGAACATTGAAGTTCTTGTACCTTCTGGTTTTGTACAGCCTTTGGTCGGAAGAAATTACTGCTATGGCACGTTTGACTGCTATACCCTCCTCAGAGACTACTACAAGCAAGAATACGACATCGACCTCGGAGAATGGGAGCGAGACGAAGACCCTTGGATGAATGAAGAAGGCTACTTCGAGCGCAAAGCCTCTGAAATTGGTTTCCAGAAAATTAACGGTACGCCGAAGAAAGGCGACATCTTCTTGATTCAGATGGGTACAAACGGCGCTGATCACGTTGCTATCTATGTCGGAGATGACAAGATTCTTCATCACATCAACAGTCGTCTTTCTAACACTGACATTTACGGCGGTTCTTATTGGCAGATGCACACGCTTTCTCATTGGAGACATAAAGATGTTAACGAAAATCTATCTTGAGGGAGCAATGGGCAGAAACTTCGGTAGAGAGTGGACGTTAGACATTCATACTCCTGCCGAAGCATTTCAACTCATTCAAGCAAATATTCCAAGATTTGGTCAATGGATTAGAGACAATCTGAAGCGCTATGAAAAGTGCATGATTATCTGCAAGTATGCAGACGGAAGAATTGAAGCATTGGACGAAAAGACAATGCTCATGCACAAAGAGGCTCAAGAAATTCATTTTGTGCCGACAGTTTACGGCGCAGGTAAATTTATGGGCGCTATTGTTGGCGCAGTTATGGTTGTAGTTGGCGCGCTTTGTTGGTGGGCTGGCGGCGGAGCTTGGGGTGTTGGGCCAGGAATTTCATTGTTTGGCCAAAGCATGATTGTGGCTGGTGCTGGACTTTTACTCAGTACAGTCGTTACAGCGATTATGGGAAGAGTAAGAGGAAATAGTAGCAGTGATGACGACCAAACTTCCTACTACTTTAACGGCGCTCAAAACACAACTCGACAGGGCGTGCCAGTTCCTTTGATTTTCGGTCGCTGTAAAGTTGGTTCAGCCGTTATCAGCTCCTCTATTAACGTCTCAGATCAAAGCGTTACTCCGACAGGCAAGCCTGGAATTGTTGAAGTGGTTAAAGACAGAAAAGGCGTTCAATGAAAAATTATGTAGCTGGTGCTGGTGGTAGTAAAGGTAGCAAACAGTCAAACGACAAGAACACTCTTTTCTCGATTGCCTCGCTTCAAGTCTTGGACTTAATCTCCGAAGGTCAGATCGGAGGTCTTGTTGACGGCGCAAAGTCCATTTATTTTGATGACGTACCTCTTCAGAACCAAACAGGCTCTTTTAACTATGACAATGTTTATGTAAAAGAAGCTAGAGGCACGCCTTATCAAGACATGATGCAGGGATACGAGAATACCGTTATCCCCATTGAGGTCGGGGCGGAAGTTAAAAACGGCTTCCCCGTTGTTCGATCAATTACAGAGACAATCGCTGACAAAGTTCGTTGCGGTATCACCATTCCTTATCTCTACAGAGTCGATAATGGCTTAAAAAAGACCTCTATTGAGTTTAAATTTGAAATTGCCATCAATAACGATGACTTTGTTGATTACGGCACGCAAAAAGTTGAAGGCAAAACTTCTTCTCAGTATCAAAGAAGCTACACGTTTAACCTCCCTCAGCGGGACTCTAAGGGCAAAGCGCCCGAGCGCTGGTTAATTCGTCTGACAAAGTTATCTCCCGAAGCGGATGACGACTACGTGGCCGCACTGAGTTTCACAACGATGTTTCTGATTTCAGAAACGAAGTTGAATTATCCAAACTCAGCGATTATTGGTATCTCTGCAACGGCCGAGAACCTTTCTTCAATTCCGACTCGTTCGTACATTGTTGACGGCTTGATTCTGCAAGTTCCGAGCAACTATGACAAAAAGACCAATACTTATAACGGAATTTGGGACGGCACCTTCAAGATGGAGGTTACTGACAATCCCGCTTGGATTCTCTATGGTTTGCTGACTAATACCCGTTGGGGTTTGGGCGAATTCATTAAGCCTGAACAGATCAATAAATCCAAGCTCTATGAGATCGGTCGTTATTGTGATGAATTAGTTGATGACGGCTTAGGTAAGAAAGAAAAACGGTTCTCAATTAACACTCAGGTTACCGAGCGTTCTGAAGCCTATGAGTTAATCAACTCCATTACTTCTGTTTTCAGAGGTATGACCTATTGGGCAATGGGTCAGGCCAACTTCACGTGCGACAAACCCACTGAGCCGTCGGTTCTTTTCACTCAAGCCAATGTTGTCAACGGAGAGTTTCGTTACGCAGGCTCTTCCAGAAACGAGCATCACTCAGTTGCTTTAATCACTTGGAACGACCCTGATCAAAACTACAAGCAGGTTGTAGAGTACGTTGAAGACCGAGAGCTTATTGAAAAATGGGGCGTTAGACAGTCTGAGTTAACACTTTTCGGCTGTACTTCTCGTGCTCAAGCAATTCGTGCTGGCAAGTGGATTCTCTACACTGAGCAGTATGAATCCGACATGATCTCGTTTACCGTCGGTTTGGATGCCGCTTTAGTGCTTCCAGGCGACATTATTAAGATTCACGACCCCTATCATGCAGGCAGAAGACTTGGCGGACGCTTAAAGTCTTACACAACTACTTCAGCCGTTCTTGACGCAGTAACGCAGTTAAAGAGTGAAGCCAATCCGAAAATTTCAATTCGGATGCCTGACAACACATTCGTCACGAGAACACTGAAAATCTCTGATGATGAGCCAAGAGCCGAGGTCTTTTGGGACGAACCTTTGCCCGAGCTTCCCGTTGACTATGCAATTTGGATTATCGAAGAAGAAAATCTCGTACCTCAGATTGCACGTGTTGTAAACATTGCTCAGGGCGAAGATAAGGGCACTTTCAATATTGATTGTATTAGCTACAACAAAGGCAAATATGATCTGATTGAAAAGGGTTGGGAAATTCAGCTTCCCAATACTTCAGAAATTGACCCGTATGATGTTGGCAAACCCAATAACCTCAATATCTCGGTTTCCATCTCTAAGTCCGCTACAGGTATTAGAACAGGTAATCTTGAGCTTTCTTGGACGGCTGGTAAGAACAATGCTTCTTGGGTTGTCGAGTATCGAACGGAAGACAAGGACGGCAACGGAGACGAATGGACTTCTGTTGAAGTTAATTCTCCTTACTACACGATCTCTAACGCACAGAATGGCCTTTATCACATCAAGATTTACGCCAAGGGCGTACTTGGTACACTTTCTACTGAGCTAGAGACCTATTATGACGCAGAAGATTCTTTACCGTCTCCTGACGATATTCAAGACTTCACGATTACTAAGCGCTCAACTTACTTACAGCTTGACTGGACACCCGTTGAAGGCGCGCTCGGTTATGAAATCAGAATTGGTGATTCTTGGGACGCTGGCGAAGCGATTATTACGAACTTTGCAGGTAA